GTTCTGAGTGAGTGCAGAGGGCTGTCCATAGCCTGATACCGGTTTGCCCCTTGGGGAGTGATAGAGGAGGGTGTGGTCCATGATGTCACGGCCCAGAAGCCATATGATTGGTCCACTAAAACTACTCTTGACCCCAAGGAGCCGGCTGGGACCCGGGCCTGGATTTGTCCCGTACTCCATACACAGGAACCTACTTTCTTCGACGATGACCAGCGTGTGCGCTAAAGACGTTGAGGCCTGTGATTTGGCCTGTAAGCAAGAAGAGAGGAGACGCAAGAAGTTCAAGGACTTTGTTGCTCACCCGCTTCCTTGCCAAGTAGCCACTGGCATATGCAATGACCCCGCTTGCCAGTACTCTGCACAACACGAAACTGATGTTTGCCCGTGTGGAATTTGCCACCAGGGACAATGTTTCGCTGGGTGGAAAAGCACCCCGTGGTCTGAGGTCCCAAAGGACACTAGCGCGTTGAAGACTCTCGTATCTATACAACCTCGTCTCGACTCAGAGACTCCTTCACCACAGTTGGTACTGCTACCACTTTCGAGTGGTTCACCACCTCCCACGCAGTTACCTTCTCCTGCCCTTTCCTACGCCAGCGTGACTACCATACGTTCCAAAGGAACCCCACCTGTTAGACAGAAGTCCGCTCCATTTTCCAGGCGCCAAGATAACGAGAGAGCTATTGAATTCAAAAGCGATGAGAAGAAAAGCAAGAGACCACCGCGAGAGGGTAGTTGTCCTGTACCTGAGGATGACCCTAAGGTGGAAGAAATAGATGAAGAGCCGACGAAGGTCCGGCCTGTTGTGGAGGATTCCATCAACGGGTCAGAGTCATTCGTCGTTTGGGACGAGAGAAACCGCTTTGACCGTTTCTATAGGGTCCTACATATCTTGCTTTCACTCATCGGCTTAACCATGATCGGGGATTGGCTACCCGGTGTGAGAATCTCACTCATCATTGGATGGGTGCTGTTGGTCTCGTGCACCATACTAGCCTCGGTGGTTGCCAGAACTTTGCAGATCCCTGCCACCGAATCATACAATGACTTTCATGCGTATTGGCCCAAGGTTGTCGCCACGACTACGTGTCCTGAAAATTGCTGTGTCAATTACATTGTCGATTGGCGACGCCAGTTAGTTCAAACATTATGGCCGGTCCGTATGGTGCTACGTCGCGTTTCCGTTATGGGCACCAGAGTCTTTAGTTATGATGAAGAGAAGGGTCAGAAGTTCTACGACGATGTTCGCAGTTACATGGCGAACACAACTAAGTTAGTCCGTCGTAGCTTCCAGGTGTCGATAGTCCGTGTGGAGGACTTCGAAAAGGACATATGTTGTTACTATGTAGTGCCAACTGCAACACTGCATTCGTCTCTTATTGGCATAGATTGCTATAAAACTCCAGGACTTGCAAATTACTATGCCTCTTACAACACAAAGTCCAACACCGCCTTGAATCAGAGTTCTTTTATGTACGCCAGCAGTATTGGTGGGTCTGGCGTATACGCTGAAAGCGTAAAGATGAATCGACGACATCTTACTCAAACAGATGATTCAGGTATTTTAAACGTCGTTGGGGGACATCAGGCCAAGTTATATTGGGTTTTGGCTATAGCTATCTTGATGTCCCCACTCCTCTACGGCCACTGCGTGTCCACCCTGGAATCACCGTCAGTTTCCTTGGGAAACACCATCTCGAGTCTGGTCTTCACGTCATGCAGATGTCTTTGGGGCCAAGTGTCAAGGGTCTGGCCCCTCCTATGCCAGACATCAGAGACGCTAGGACCGTACTCGACGGTTGTCTTCGAAGGTTCTGTGTCGCTCCTCCACCGCACGTTCGCGAGCTCCGCATCGGTTTTCGGAAGTTTGTACGAAGGTGGCTGCGAACTAATTTGCGAGCATTGGAAGCTTGCGACATCATGGACTTCGATGCATGGATTGAACTCACTAATTACAATGAAGGACGCCGCATGGAACTTCGCAGAGTGTATGAAAAGTACCGCGGAGACTTCATTGGACACAGGAATACCCTTCTTGCTAAGCACACTAAGGTCAGCGGATTCGGTAAGACAGAGTGCTATCTCAAGTATAAGGCTGCTCGTGGAATCAACAGTAGATCTGATGCCTTCAAGTGCTTTGCTGGACCATTGGTCAAGTCAATTGAAAACGTTGTTTACCAACTACCATGGTTCATCAAGCACGTCCCAGTCCACGAGCGGAGCCAGTATTTGGCCAACATTTTTAGGAATACTGCTGGGCCTTTTCTTGCTACCGATTATTCGCACTTTGAATCGCATTTTACGGCGGAATTGATGGATGTGTGCGAGATCCAGCTGTACAAGTACATGCTGGCGAAAATGCCAGATGCCTGTGAATTAATGTGTAGTGTGATGAGAGGAGTAAATTGTTGTAGGTACAAGGGGTTCAAGATTGATGTACCCGCATGTAGGATGAGTGGTGAGATGTGCG